GCGCTTCTCATAATGGATAACGCTAGCGCGTAATCAAGTAGTACTGATACGTCCTTCTTCTCAAGAGTCTTATTAATACTCGAAAAATCAAATCCTTCACTATCTAGTTTTGTTTTAACTGTAGGGAAAGACAGCGCATCAAAATACAAAGCCTCTTCAGTTGAGTATTGCAACTCAATAAAAGAAATTATGGCATGTAAACGTTGCAGACCATCAATGATTTCATAAGTACCTGGCGCACCCTCTTTCTCGGCCAGTAATATGGCCGGAATGGGATATTTTCGAAGCAAAGATTCTATGAGCTTTTTCTTTTCCTCCAAAGTCCAAACCAGCTTTCGTTGATAACGTCGATTAACTAAAAGCTTTCCTTCGGTATACCATGAATAGATTGATTGAATCGAAATAGGTTGTGACACTAATTCAGCCATAGCAGTTCCTTAGCATGGTGGTAGGATTATTCTTAATGTAAACACATAATGTACTGGCGCGCAATGCTATCCCCGCCACGCCTGCCCGCTTTATGCATCGCTTTTAATGCAGTTGCATGAGCCAAAAAAACGAGGCCAGCCCTGGCCCCTTCTTATGTTTTTTGCTGTGTCTTGTGCATGCAGATCCATGCAGCTTATGCATGCATGGCTAAGTCAGACCTGAAAAACGCAATCGGCTAACGCCTCGCGCAGCTCGTTGTTCAACTCCGCTCCCGCCAAAATCAAGATTTTGACGCCCGCGAAGTTAACTTAATGCATCTAGCTGTCATCTTCCCAGACGCTTTTCAGGCGGCGCTTATCTTTTTTCGAGTTTGAACCCCAGCATTTCGATACGGGTGTAACAGCCCTGGCGGACACGCACAATGGTTTAAGGGAAAGGACATGTACTCGCTTAGTGACTTCACCATGAAAAGCGCTGATCGCTGACTGGCTTATTTTTTGGTTGTTATCGAGCATGATTTCAATGCGCCTAACAGTAACCTAAAGTTATTTTTCAAGGGGCACAGCCGAAAACACGACTGAAAATTGCTTATTGGATATGACGGAGTTACTTGCTATCTCAGCTATGAGGCTAAGCGCAATCTCCCTATCGCGTTCTTTACAGATCCCTTCAGTAGTAAGCCTTGCTATCAACTCAACGCGTTCAAGCATTACCCGTTCTTGTAAATCAATATCCATGCATCCTCCCCCTAACAAATAACTGTACATCCATACAGTATCATAGCACCCAGATTGAGCGAAAGAAAAATGTCCTCACAACAACTACTTTTTATCCTCATGATATGAAACATCTTTTCCACGCTATGCAAAGCGACATGATAAGGAACACTACCAACATAATCTCTGCATGATTAGCCTATATAATTTTAATTTTGGAATGTCAGCGAACATTTTTTGCTCTCATCTGTTCTGCTAAACGGTTAAAGCGGGTTAACACTCCCTCCCTTGCCGGCTCTACTCTTGGCCGGAACAGATCCCCATATCCAGAGCTGCGGAACATCCGCCCGGCAATCTCGGTCTGCGTACCACCAATGAGGCGCACGGCCAGACCGCGATTGATAGTTTCACCGCTTAAATCTCTCACCTGACTTATCAGGTTGTCGCACGCAGCTTCGATTTTGTCCGATCTCCTGAGCTTCTTATGCAATTTTTGAGGTTGCTGCGCCCTGATTTGGGCCAGCAATTGCCGCCGTTCCTTCCTGCTCATGGCGTCAGGGTCAATTTTGTAGAAACTTTCTGGCGGTTTCGCATCCTCAGATCTCAAACCTTCCGTACAGTTATTGACAGAACTCCGAGAGGACGCGGGCGCGTCCTGAAGGTCAAAAGCAAAATCAACGGCACGCTTCGGAACAATTTTCCACTGCGCCAGCCGGGTTAAAATTGGCGTATCTTCTCCGACTTCAGTGGCAAAAACGCCCCTGATGCGCACGGTTTCCTCGCCGTATTCGTTCACTTCTTCGCTGGCCTGATACCAGGTGCGCACGGCCAGTTCATCGCGGCGCACGAACGGGCCGCCCTGCGCATTAACGTATCCTGCCCAGTCACCCGCATCAGCAGCGTCGTGCGCAGCTGCAAACTCAACGCTGAGCCCGTGCGCGGTTTCGCTGTCGGCCATGCGGCGCAGCTCGCGATAAACGGTCACCGGCGCGCCGCCCACAAACTGGAACTGGCGAATGTGCCAGCGTGCCGCCCAGGCGGAAACGGCCGGCGCTGTCTCTTTCAGCTCTTTGCCGCTTTCGTCATCCGTCTCGCCATCCAGCGCGTAGCCGTCGATATTTTTGGAAATGTACTTAGCAACGTAGCCCGTTGCGCTGCCCTTCTCAGGGTCGATAGCCTCCGCGTGAAAGCGGGCCTTGCGGGCCTTGTCGGTCGTCAGCTCACCGCTGTCTTCCTGACAGGCATAGTCGCGCATAATCTCGCGCACGCGCTCAACCTGTTCGGGACGCATAAACATCAGCATGTGCCAGTGCGGGGTCGCGTCGTGATGAGGCTCGGCAACGCGAATCCCAAAGATGCGGATTTCCTCGCGGTGAAGCTTGGCGCGGATTTTTTGCCAGAGACTGCACAGATAGCGCTGGGTGTCGGCCGGGCTGGCGCCGTTCCATTTGCGGTTGCGATAACCGGTTTTGATTGTGGCGTGATAGCGCGCCGGGGCGGTCAGCGTGTAGAACTCGCCGATATATCCCATCTCGTTGCAGATGTTTTCGAAGCCGCGAATGCGGGTCATCAGCTCGCATCGGCGGATCGCCGGGTTGGCCACGCTGCCGTCGTACTTTTCAATCAGGCTGATGCGGTTGCCTTCCTCGTCTTCCAGCTCCATGCCCTTCAGGAACTCACGGGTGCGGCGCTTCTCCTCGCGCCACTCTGAGACGGTCATGCTGCTGGCGTAGGGGGTGTGTTTTTTGCTGACGTTAGCCAGGGCAATCTGCAGATGCTCGCGCCATGACGCGGCGACGCGGCGCAGACGGCCCTTCCACCATTTTTCGGTCTGCATGCGCATGATCGCCGGGGTCACTTCTTCCGGGTCGAACAGGCGGGACGTAACCTTTTCCCACAGCGGCGGCGTCTGCCTCAGCTCACGGGTGATAGTGGCGGCGGTCATGTAAACGCGATGGGTGTATTTGTAATCCGACTCGTCGCTGGCCTGCGCGTGCGCCTGTACCAGCTCGGCGAGGATGAAATTAGCCACATCCCCGGCCAGCAAATCGACGTCAGCGCGCGCCATATCTGGCAGGCGGTTAAAGCGGCGCATCAGCTCCCACAGCGTACCGGCCGCGCTGGCCGCGCCAGCCTGTTGAGCGGCGTTGCCGGCCAGCAGGTTAAACGTGCCGCTGCTCATTTCGCCGAGACGGTACTGATCACTGACGCATTCAACGCGTGGCAATGTGCGCTCAACAAAGGTTTTTGCTAAGTACGCATTGGCACGGGCAATGCCCTGGGTCTTTTCAAGCTCGCTGACGCGGCGCCTGACGTCGAGCTGGATCAGCGTCGGCTGCTTTTCCAGCAGCTCCTGTGCACGCGCTAAAGCCGCAATCATATGACTGCGGCTGTGCATTTCCTCATAGGTGGGATACGGGCTGGCGATGGCTTCCCGTGGAGCGTTCCACGGGTAAGCGTATTGCTCAGTCATTCTGCTTACCGGCGCTGCGCATGTGCGCATTCTCAGCCGCAAGCGCGCTACACAGGGACTGTAACTCTTCGTTTTCTTCGTGCGCCTCAATTGCCTCTTCTTTCCATCTGGCACATAGCTTTTCAGCATCAAGCGCACGTTGCTCCCAGCACTCCGGCGCTAGCGGCGCGATGTAGACGTGAAAATCATCACAGGGGCGAATAGCAGGCGTACCTGCATAAACCGCCCAATTGCCTGAATCATCAATATATATTTTGCCGAATGGCTCCGCCTCGAGTGAGGCCAGTGCGATTCGCGCAGAAGCAACCAGCTTTTTCACATCTTCAGGCCAAAGCGCTTCCGGGACAGCGTAAGCCTCATACTGCGTGATAATTGCGTAATTGAACTGGATCAGCGCCTGCTTATCTTCGTGGTTCATGATGCGATCCTTTCTAGTTTTGATGCCGGGTTGCGAATAGCGATGATTTCCGCTGCGCGCTTTTTCTCACCAGCGGCAACACCAACTGAGCGGGCCGCGCTAATTTTTGTCAGCTCAAAATCCCGCAGGATGCTGCGGGTAAACAGGGTGTCGCTGTTTGACAGGACAACTGGATTGCGATTAGCAATGCCCAGCAGGTAACAGACCAGCGAGCACTGGTCATCGTCGTCAAAACCGGCGGTGTGATAGTCGGCAAACGTGCCGTGATACGGCGGATCGCAATAAACCACGTCACCGCCTTTAATCATGGTCAGTGTTTCCTGATAACCGGCACAGATGAACGTCGCGCGCTGAGCCTTCACGGCAAACGCCTCGATTTCAGCCAGGGGGAAATAAGGCTTCGCGTAATTTCCGTAAGGAACGTTGAATCCGCCGCGGCGGTTATAGCGACAAATCCCTCGGTATCCGTGGCGGTTCAGATAGAGAAAGTGCGCCGCGCGCTCAAGCAGTGGCATTGAGGCGCTATTGTTGAATTCATCGCGCAGCCGGTAATAGCTTTCCTCGCTCGTGTTCTGATTAAAAAGCGACGCTGCGAGCACGATAAACGGGCGCGCGTGCTCTTTTACCTGCTGGTACAGGTTGATTAAATCGGGATTAATGTCAGCTACCAGATATTCCGGGTAATCAGTATTCATCATTACTGCGCAGGAACCAGCGAACGGCTCGACCAGACGATCGCCGGCTGGCAGGTGAGCCGCCAGCTCAGTCATTACGCCGGCTTTGCTGCCCGGCCACTTCAGGATGGTTTTCATAGTGCGGACCCTTTGTAATGGGCGCTTTTCAGCTCGCCAACTTCCTTGCATGTCACGCACTCAGAAACGCCCGGCAGCGCACGGCGACGCGCCTCCGGGATTTCATCACCGCATGAAAGACAGAAAAACTCACTCACCCCGGCCGGGCGGTGAGTTGCGTTTGCAAGATTGCGCGCCAGTTCTTCATGCACGCGCTGCTGTACCAAATCCATAGAATCGGCCATCAGTGCAACTCCCCCGCCTGGTTCTCGTAACGCTCGGCCTCTTTGTCCAGCAGCTCGATGATTTCAGCTGCAGACATTTCCTTTTTGCGGGCATGAATTGCCAGCGCGGCAATGTGGATAGATACGGCCAGAGCATCGTCTGAGCGCTGTTCGCTTTTCGCTTTACTCAGCAGAGCGGTAAGCGCGTCGTCATCACTTTTAAACTGACGGTTTTCAATATTTCGCATTTTTCACTTCTCCTGTATTTGGGCAAAACAATGCCCGGCGGGTTTACGCCATTTAATTTCGTTTGGTTAATTAATTAGGCAGAGCTAATCTTTTGGGGAATAAACTCACGACTGCTTTTAAATGATTCATTGCACGAATAAGCGCCGTTTTTTCATCAGTAGTCAGTTCACTAAAATCAACATCGTGTCTGTCTTTACCGATGTTTGCCAGGAACAGAATCGCGCTAAGCGCACGCTTGTTTTCCTGATAATTACTGTCTGTCACATCGCGCATTTCAGAAAAAAAACGAGCCATATCTTTTTCACAGTTACCGCCCATCATCTGCGCGCGGATTAAGGCAACGTGATTCAGCGCCGAAACTCTCTGGCCGGCAGTAAGCTCAACCAGCATTGAATCGCCTTCGATAGCCATGTTTTACCTCTTTGCTCTTTTACCTGTGCCTGATGGCTTAGTACCGGATGCCAGCGCTTGCCGTTCTCGCCCATGATCCAGCCATGCCCGTATGTCATTGACGGACTCTGGCGCTTGAGGCGTGCCGCAAATGAAATCATCGTACGCCCTCAGCTGATGCCAATCGAAGCACCCAGCCCGCTGATAGCGTCAACGGTTGAGGCTAAAGTAGGGTTGGAGTGAACGCGGTTCTGCACGGCCAGCGCTGCCAGCATAATGCAGCGGATCCCGGTGTTGGCGGCTTCGAGAATGCCGCGACGGCAGGTTGCCGTAATGCGCTCCGGGTTCGCGGCGTTAGCGGCCATATGCCCGACTTCAGCGGTCGCCTTCAGCACGTACGTCGGAAACTTTTCTTTTGCCAGCTCGTTAACCGGCACACACGGCAGACATTGCAGCTGCGCCAGCATGCCGTCCATCAGCGTGGCGTCTTCGGTCAGATCGGTAAGCAACAGCACTTCTGGAGCGGTCAGCTGATGTATTTGCTCCGGATTCAGCTTGTTGCGCAGGGTCTGCACTTTCATGCCCGCCCGCTGCGCCAGCTCCGCCATGTTGTGCGTAAGCGCAAACTTGCGGCAGGCGTCGTCATAGTGGTTATGGGTGGAAGTTTTAAAATCAAACATGTGCGAATCTCCCTATTCACTTAATGTGAATTAGCTGCCGATAATGAGCTGAAAACGGGAATGCCCGAACGCCTTACGCAACTGATCTTCTTTCCAGCGTGCGTAATAGATACGGATCGGCCCGCCTGCCTTCTTACAGCCTTTACGGATGGTGCGCGGCTCGATAGGCAGTTGCGGGTTGTCGCCGGTAGTCCAGCGATAAACGGTGCGACGGGATACGCCTTCCAGCTCGGCGAACTGTTCGGCAGTGACGATCGGCGCGGGAACTTTGATGATTGCGATTTCAGAAGCCATATTGCATGATTCCTCATTTGAGAGTTTGAGACAGCGATTTCCAAATGTTTGCCAACGTTTGCCACTAATCACCATCATTCACAGCGATACTAATATTAATTTTGGTATCGCGCAACACATGGATTCCAAATTTAATGCTAGATGCTAATTTTAACAACGAAGATCTGCTTAACCGGATTTGTGAAGTCTACGGTTTCACGCAGAAAATCCAGCTTGCGAATCACTTCAACATCGCTGCCAGCTCCCTTCAGAATCGCTACACTCGCGGCAATCTCTCCTATGATTTCGCCGTTCATTGCTCACTTGAAACTGGTACAGATCTCAAATGGCTTATGACTGGAGAAGGCGAAAGAAACGCATCACCTGATAATCTGAGCAATATCATCTCCTTGCCATTATTCACATTAAGTGAAGGCCGAATTTCAGAAAATGGAACTCTCAAAGTAGGTCATGAACTTTTCAACAAGCCCTTAAAAAACGCGATGTGTGTCAGAACCGATGGCAAAAGCTTCATCGTTGAACAAGATGCACCTTTAGCTGATGGTAACTGGCTTGTAGATGTTGAAGGCGCGGTGAGCTTAAGAGAGCTAACAGTGCTGCCCGGCAAAAGACTGCATGTAGCAGGCGGCAAAGTCCCTTTTGAATGTGGCGTTGACGAGATCAAACAACTGGGCCGTATTGTCGGTACTTATTGCGAGGTTGCCTAATGTCAGTTAGGAAACTGCCCACTGGCGGCTGGCTTTGTGAGATTTATCACAACGGCAAGCGAACTCGTACCAAATTCGCCACTAAAGGTGAGGCAATCGCCTACGAGCAGCATAAGGTTCAGCAGCCCTGGCATGAGGAAAAAGAAGACCGTCGCACACTGAAAGACTTGATAACGTCCTGGTATGGCGCGCACGGGATCACCTTGAAGGATGGTGAAAAGCGACAGAAAGCCATGAATCATGCCTTTGAGTGTATGGGTGAGCCGCTGGCTAAAGATTTCGATGCGCAGATGTTTTCTCGGTATCGTGAGCGTCGATTAAAGGGTGATTTTGCTCGCTCAAATCGTGTAACCGAGGTTTCACCCCGCACGCTTAATTTAGAGCTTGCCTATTTCCGTGCCGTGTTTAACGAGCTAAGCCGATTAGGTGAATGGAAAGGTGATAATCCCCTGAAGCACGTACGGCCGTTCCGTACTGAAGAATCAGAAATGGCCTGGCTAACTCACGAGCAAATTAATTGCTTGTTGTCTGAATGCAAAAATAGCGAATACAAAGAGTTAGAATCTTTGGTGAAAATTTGCCTCGCAACTGGCGCGCGCTGGTCTGAAGCCGAGGGTTTGAGAAGAAGCCAGATTACTAAATACAAGATCACCTTTACTAAGACTAAGGGCCGGAAAAACAGGACCGTTCCAATTACTGAGGATATTTATAAAACTATTCCTGAAACTAAGACCGGTAGAATATTTTCTGATTGCTACGGTGCATTTCGCTCAGCTTTAGAGAGAACTGGAATTGAGTTACCTGCAGGCCAGCTTACGCACGTCTTACGTCACACTTTCGCAAGTCACTTTATGATGAACGGCGGAAACCTTTTAGTTTTACAGCGCGTTTTAGGGCATACTGATATCAAGATGACAATGCGCTATGCCCACTTCGCGCCAGACCATTTAGAAGAGGCTGCAAAGCTAAACCCACTGGCTACAAGTGGCGGTAAAGTGGCGGTAGAGATGGTTAATGATGGCAAATAGAGGCTCTCTTTGTCACAACATGTCCATGATTTTAAAAGCAAACTATTGTTTTTACGTTGCTGCGCATAGTTCTCATAATCGCTTGGTCGCTGGTTCAAACCCAGCAGGGGCCACCAAATTATCAATGACTTACCTCAAAAGCTACCATTAAGCTGGTTTTCCAGGATACTTATAGGATACCGGCCTGAAGTAGAGCAAAGTAGTGATTCACCCACCCTATATTCAGTCAATTTTGCTTTAAGCTAATTTCACCCTAAGGCTACTTAACGCTCAGGCCATCTGTGGCATAAAGCTCTTCAGCAAGCGCAATGTCCGCTTTGAGCAAAAGCGGACATTGACCAGTCAGTTAATTCCCGTCGGGTTTGAAATGCGTATCCGCCAGCCCTTATCCGCCCCTTGTTCCATCACCTGTGTGGCGACGCCGCAATCATCTCTTTGAGTGCCG